TCAATCGGAGCAGGCAAATAGTCGGTGTACCGACCCCCACGTTCAGACCAATCACTCCATTCGCAGTTATTCCAAGCAAAATCCGATGCGATTTCTACCGCGCATTCAGCATCGTCTGCCTCTACAAGAAGCACATGTCCCGTATGTATGACTTCCTCCTTTGTCTGTTGTTACCTTATCACATCGTGTTCCACGTGGAACATCAGATTTCATTCATCATGTCGTGGAGTAACTGTGCGGTCATGCTCCCCGCGTCCGCATTCAGGCTCTCACCCCAGCCGTCCATGACCGCAGACGCAACTTCTGCCTTACTGTTGAGAAGTCCCCACATGCGCATGTCAATGGTGGGCTTGGTCAAGTCCACAGCAGTAATCCACCATGCCACTACGGGGTGAACCACACCGATGCGGTGGCACCTATCCTCCGCCTGCTGACCATCACTAGGTGACCACGGCATCTCTGCGAGGACAACGTGAGACGCGCACGTCAGATTGAGTCCACTTCCCGCACTCTGATACTGCCCGATAAACACACGTGCCTCACCATTCATAAACTTCTCTACGGAACGCTGTTTGTTTTCAGGTGAGGAGCCACCAGCCACCATGACAACCCCATCATTCATAAATGCGGCACGTAAGGCAACCAGCGCCTCGCGGTGATACGCAAACAACACAACTTGTTCGTCCTCCGACAACAGATTACGAACATGCTCCACAACGTGCCGTACTTTGGCAACACCAAGCATCTGACGTAAGCGGTTCATCTTAGTGATGATTTCTGCCTTACTCGCCCTCTGCCACGCCTCACGTCCATACTGCTGAAACACCCACAACAAGAAATCGTCCTCCGCCTTGCGATAAGCACGAATGTCATCGGGAGACAACTCAACGTCCACTTGCGCGCGCCGCTTGCTGGGTAAGTCAGTAAGCACGTCCTCCTTGCGACGACGAACCATACAAGTGCCGCGCAGAATGTTGTGTAACTCCGTCGTGTTGATGGCACCGTTGGTATTCGGAAAGCCATTGACCACGCGGTAATCGCAATACCTCATCAGAAACTGTTTGCGAGACCCAAACACGTTGTCAAGCCTCCCAATGATGCGCAAAGGGCTAAGCAACTCGCTAGGGCGATTAGGCGTGAGCGTGCCAGACATCAGAATGACCATACCGTCCTGCGGAATACTTCGCGCTACGTGAAGCACCCCTTTGGTACGACCAGCCTTTTCGTTCTTGATGCTCTGCGCTTCGTCCACAATCAACGTGTGAAACTTGTTTTCTAACTTGATGCTCCACGCCTCCACCACGCTGTCACCAATCACCAATACATCGCACTTCGGTAAAGCGTAAGGCTTGCGTCCCGTCACGGTGGCAACTGAAAGATGTGGCGCGAACCGCGAAAACTCTTTCACCCATTGGAGGCGCAAATGAGGCGGCACTACAACCAGCGTCTTGCGCTTGCGCATCGCGGTATCCACCGCAAGCGCAATACCTTGACACGTCTTTCCCAATCCCATTGCGTCGGTGATAAGAGTGCGGCGAGTTTCCAGCGCGTACCTCACTCCCGCGCGTTGATAGGGCAACAGGGGTAAAGCCAACTCAATAGCGATTTCAGCGTCGTGTGCGCGAGACAACTCGTCTAAGACCTCATTTGGAGAAATAGAACGCTCCACACGGTCAAGTGACGCGACAAACCTGTCCAAATCTGCGACGATGCTTGCGGTATCCCATTCCAACTTGTAAGTAATGGCGGCTGAACAATGTTCAGCGAGGTGATACGTGCGCCAACCACCGCCACTAAACGCGGACAACCCCAATCCCGTAGCAACTTCCTGCGAACACAGAGCGCACTTTCCTTTGCGCGTATTGACAATGATGTTGCTCGCGCTCAGCGGTAGATGTGCCTGTGACGGTGCGCGGGATACGGGCAACGACGACAAATAGTCCAGCAACAAGGACGCTGATTTCATGGTGAGCGTGTCAAGCGCATGCGCGTCAATCCACTTCGTTACATCGTCCTCGGTCATACCGAGCGGCATAGTCCGCGCCACTAATGCGGTGCGGATTTGCGCCTGCTGTTTAGGAAGCACTCCTGTCATAGGTCCCTTTCTAGCACATGGCGGCGGTGCGCAAAGTGCTCAACCACAAACAATCTCTACGCACCGCCCTCTTACAAGTGTATCACAGCATGTTCCACGTGAAACATCACGGCTCTGCGTGTATTGCTACATCTAGCAGTCGCGCCGCTCCAAACTTTATGTCTCGCGCTTTGACTCTTTCATACAGTTTTTCGCCCTCATCGTGGCGCAAGTGCCAATCACCGCACAGTTCCGTCAAGTGTCGTATCCACTCGCGCGGGCGCGTCGCAATCCTTCCCGCACCCATTTCTTTTTGGAACGACGAATACGAAGAGGACGAAGAGGCAATCCACGGAATGCCCGAGGCGGAGTATTCCATCAACTTGATTTCCGACTTGGCTTCATTAAACGGTCGCGTACTCAAAGGCGCAATACCAATGTCCATTTGTAACAATGACGGGTAATCTTGCGGGTCACACGTGGGCTTCGTGCTCACAAGTTCCCGCGACACTTTAAATGCGTCAGCCAGCCACGGACTACTTTCGTGATGACCGCCATGATAAAGGGAAAAACCCAGTTCATTCTGTGTGGTCGTCATTATCCCGCTAAGTATTTCTAAGTCGCCGCTTCGGTGTGCCGTGGAGCCAACCCAACCAACGACGGGCGTATTATTTGTGTGGTCGTGTTTTGTGAACCGTGCTGTGTCCACAGTATTAGGAAGTATCTCAATCGGACATTTGGGCATCCAATCTTTTATGCGGTTGGCAAGATATGACGTGGACACAGTGATAACGCTTCCCGCACAAATGACTGAACGATAATGGTTGGTGTTCTCTTGGGGATTATGTTTGGGGTGGGATGCCAGCCACGCTCCATTAGATGGAGCCAACCCCCAATACCAGTCATCTACATCGTTAATGATAACTTGACCAGCCGCCTTTGCCTTACGAATATGATTTGCTAATCCGTCATGCATCAAACGTTGTACGAATATAACATCTACGTCTTGAAGACCGTTATCTCCCATAATGCGGAAATGGTCATAAAACCAGACCAAAGTACCTTCAACAACTTGTGTGTGGTCGGTTTTTAAATAAGGGAGATACTGGGCAAGCCTTGCCCACCCAGCGCCTCCCCAATGAACTTTTCCGTCAAAAGATTTTTCAGCGGGAACTCTGTCGCCAGAGCAAATGCCGATAATCATTACGCCTGTGTGGTCGTTCCCTGCTTAGGCGCTCGCCAAACGACTTTGAATGCCTCAATGTCGTCTTTGTTCCAGACAGGAGTGGCGGCGAGAGTTGCAATCGGCTTTGGAAAGTCCGCGCGTTTACGAAGGGTGTGAATACGCTGTTTTAGCACACCAAGAACGGTGGCAACCTCTGCGGTGCCACACAATTTGTCAGTTTCAACAACCATGTTGTACTCCTATACGTGGTTAGTTTTTATGGGGAATATTATGTTACAGGCGCCAGTGCCCTAATCCACCGTTATCTAACAAATATTTTGCCACCCGAAGGTTGCAGTCAAGGAAAAGCAGGCCATCCAAACCCGTGCCGCAAATATTCCTGGTCACGGTCTTCCAAGAGGAGTTAATTTGTAACAAACCGCTATCCCAGGACTTGTCTTTATTTAGATAATAGGTGAGGTTGCCATTCTCATCCCAGGTGGCATTGATGGCTTTTATGCGACAACGGGACTCACGGTATGCGATGTATGAAAAGGTTTCCACGGGCAGCAACCCGTATTCTTTGAATGCGCTTTCAAACCGTGGGCAACGCTGATTCTCGTTGTCAATTTTTGGTGTGGTCGTGTTTTCTGCAGCCCCACCAACAATGTCTTTGGGAGGGATACTGAGTGGTCGTTCGGGTGGCAGCACCGTAATATGTTCTGCCGTGATAATTACTTCTTGCTTTGCTTCTGGCTGTGCATTAACTGCCGTGATAATTCCAAACACTGCTAAGTAAGACGTGACTATCAGTTCCTTAATCAATCACTGCTCCCTTGATAGGTGGATAAAACAAAATCGCAACACCAAAACGACATTGAAGTTGTTGAGGTGCTGCGATGTAACTACAAGTGTAACAGCAAATGTTAGAGCACGTGGTACAGAACCGCTATCAAATCATAATTTTTTATGTTTTTATCAGGAATATAATTTGTATTTAATTTTCTGCTAGTTGCTTTTTTGTGCATATTTGTGCATTTTGCGCATTTACATCCTTGTCTATAGCGAGTTGGTGTGCCATGTGCTTTTAAAGCATTTTTCTTTGGAGATGCGGTAAATACACTTCTTTCAATGGGCGTTAAACCACCCCACATACCCCATATTTCTTTTTTACCGTCAGCAAGGCACTCTTTCCATACAGGACATGCATGACAAACTGCTCGCCCAACTGTGTAAAACTGTTCAGGAGTTTCTGATTCCAGCGAAGGGTACCAAAAATCTTGATTTTTGTTAGAACACAGGGCGTATGCCCTCCACGTCATAAATTAAGAAAACATTCGGGCGTTTAAGATTTCTCGGTACGCCTTTACCACTGCGTTATTAGAGTGCTCAATGAATTCAATCAATTGATGAACCTTAGCCTGTAAAGATTCTGTTTCTTTTGCTTTTTCTTCTAACGAACGAATGTAATTAAAAAGTGCTTCCCATCCATCAAGGCTGAACTCAATGAAATTAAGACCAGACTTTTCAATTACTTCATGTAAAGTGATATCTGAATTCATTAACAACGGGGCGAGATTTTGCAATATCTCACCTCGGCGTTCGTATTCGGGAACAATGACGTGGCGTGCCGTCTCAGGCAAACCCATTTCAATAAAGTTTTTTAACGGATAATTAGGCATATTACGTCCTCATAATTAAGTCATCCTCAACCGTCAAGGTTGCCTCATTTTCAGAATTGTCCGACTCCTGTTTAGATGGATAAGAAAAACGCTCTACGCAATCCCAACCACACGCGGCATAACCAGCAATGTCGGCCCAATGGTCACGCTTTTGAGGAGTCCACGAAAGTCTAGAAAGTTTTAGCAACATCATTAATGCTGCCACGTCATGAGCATCAATAAAGAGACTTCCACGACGGGAAATTATGCGACTCAAGTAAGTTTGCCAAAAACTAGCGGTCGTGTCAAAGTCGTCAAAGGGGTCACCGTAATCTAAGTTACGGTCTCCATCAACGAGTGCCATTGCCTCTTGTAGTAACTTTTTACGCTGTGTGTTGGACACGGTAACTCCCTGTTGTTTATCTTGTTTATAAGTTTAGCGAACTGAAGAAAGGAATCCACCCTCACGGCGTTGGGATGTTCTTGATTCCACGGTTGGTTGCACAGAACGGCAAAAACACCAGACTTTTCTAAACTGTCGTAATATTCAACATGGTCATCAATAGCGGCAGCCTGCCCTGCTGAGACGTATGACATAATTGATTTGTCGTGCGTAAAATGTAAATGGTCGGGAATTAAATTGTGATAATGTAACCATTTCGCGGTTTGTTCCCATGCCGTATGTGGTCGGGCAGTAACGATGTGGATTTTGGCACCCGAATGTCGCAAAATATTCCAACCCTCTTTAACGCCTTCGTACGGAAACTCCACTGAAAAAATGTTATTGGTGGTTGCGGCTTTGGTAATCATGGTTTGAAACTGGTTAGGACTGATTCCCCAACTCAAATAAAAATCCCAAATGTCGGGGTCAGGAAGGTCACGATATCCCAAAATCTTTTCGCAATACTTTTTAAATGCATTGGCAAACGGGTACAACACACCGTCTATGTCAACACCAACGTCTGTGAACTGCGATTTCTCATTCATCATTAATTATCTCCTTATAAAATGCTTCCGTGGCAGTCTGGCCTAGCCCCCCTCCAGGAAGGGTATTTTGCACCTCAGTCACCTTAGTGCCAAATAAACGAGATAACACCCCGCTAGAACCACGTGCTTCTACTTCAAATCGTACAAGGTCACGCGTATCTAGAATGTTCTTAAATTTCTCAATAAGGTTAAACACCCTATCCACCTCTCCAGACAGGGCGGGGTCAAGACCCTGACCTTCCAACTCCTCGGCAAAACGGGCAAACATGACTCGGCCAACCTGCATCTCAACCATTGCTCTGAGGGCGGCGTTAAGTTGGTCTTTAGTTCGTATCTCAATTGGCAATTGAAATGCACAATCAGAATGTTCCTTAAATGAGGGACATTTTGGAGCAAGATAGCAATTATCGCACTGTCGTAGGGGGTTGGCATTATATCTAATTACAGGCACTTTTTCGGGTGCGATTTCTATAGATTCCCCTTCTGCATCTTGGATTTGAGACCCTATTGAAGTGACTGACTCTACACCCAACACTGGTAACAATAACCGCTCTGATTCGTGCCGCTTTTCTAAAGGGGAGATAGCAATACTTCCCCTACTAGAAGCCACATTTTGGGAAGTGGGGGTAGGGGGGGACATAATTGCTATGTCCCCATTTTCGTTTACAAACTCTTGCCCATCAGGGGTCTCCGTAGATGGTTCATAGCCCCCAAAAATTCGGTTTTCGTAGGATTGCCATGACTTAATTGCAAGTAGTCCAACAGCGTCAACTTCATCATTCATCACTTCATCGTACGAAATACCCAAACGCTCTATATCAGAGCGATGCCGCCTTCGGGCAGATTCTTTTTGTTGGGCTGGATAGCGACGTAATCCGTGGCCCGTCCACACCTGTGTCTCTCCATAACGAATTGCGCTTGTCCAAGAGTTTACAAGAACACATTCCCAATTATAATTTTCAATAACATCAGGTTTAGATGTAAGCCCGATGAGATTAGCGCTCCACCTTTGTGCAATGCTGTTAATACGATTGGGAGTGTGCTTAGCAAGAGCCTTATCGCTGACAGCAACGCGTCCAGAGCGTTGGCATATCCAATTTAATTGGTCTAAATTATCACCATCATTCCAAATGGGTATATATTTAGTATCTAACCAATCTCCATTATAGTCAGGGCGACCAACTACATATGTTAGGTCGTCTGCGTAAGCGCGAAGAAATGCGTCGTAACGCGCAATGTCTTCATCATTTTCTGATGCGTATAAAAACAATTCTCCGCCATTAAATTTATCCTTTAAATCAAGAACTTTCTTTTTTGGTATGGCGAAGTGCGTAAGGTTTATTCCATAACGAGTGACTTGTGCTTGAGCAAGCATGGACGCATACATGCCCTTTTCCGCGCCACCAAAAAAGATTTTCATTCATCCCACGCCGCAGCAACTAAATCGTCTTGAACGATAAGTGGGGTTTGCTCTCCAACCCAAGCATTAAGACAATTGTAATCAATGTAATCTGTTGCCTCTTCAATGGACATTTTGTCTCTAACCATAAGTGTGTCCATCATCAATAAATACGAATATGTTGCTAGTGGTGGTTGATTAGGGCGAACTGTGATGCCAACAAATGCTTCGTCAAAACCATCCATTAAAAGCAGTTGGTCGTAACCATATTCAGAAACTATTTCATTAATTTTATCCCGCGTCATTCTCTCCATGTGCGCTCCGCCTTTTTTAAGGCCTGTTGTTCCATCTCTGTTATTAACGTATCCCATTGTGCGGTCTTACGACCATTATCCCACTCTGGTCTAAGCGTATCTGGAACTGCCATTAACAATGCGGGCACTCCCTCTTTCATGACTTTTGCGACAATAACAGGGTCAATGTCTATGTACCAATCAACACGTTGAAAAGCGGCATAGATAGAGCGAATTTTGTCTAATTTAGCGTCAGGTCCTGTGTCGTAGGTGTAGTCCACAAAACCTGCCTTAAAAGACTCTTTTTTAAGCCACTCTTCTATTAACTTACGATGTTCAGTATTTGCACCGTCTATAAGAATGCAAATTCTTCCGTTGTAAGCAGAAAACATTATGTTCCATAGTTTTCTTCCCTCTTTTCGCGGTTGGCTAGAACCTATCTCCTTAGAGCGGTGCGCAATAACATCAAAATTTACAATAATCATGAATTGTAAAGACCCAATTGTTTGCGCTCTTTATGGGTATACCATGCCGCTGCGGGGCAATACATGCACAAATATTGTCGTTTCTCAACAGGAACACCAATTTTGCGCCCAATAGTTTTAGATTCAATACACCAATCAATACACCCACTGCTGGGGCGATTATGTTTATTAAAACATTTTAAAGCATCAACTTTGAGTTCATCTCGGAAGTCTTTAATGTACACATCGTTATTAGAAAGTTCTTTGCGTAATGCTGTTTCAACGTCTAATTTTTTAGCAGTTTCAGGGTCTGTTCTAAAAATTAATCCACGCCAATTATCGTGGTCTTGGTATTTCGCCTTATGGCGTTCCAACACATCAATAAGTTCCATGTCGTATTCAGGAGGTCCATCATATGGCCTCATTTTGTACATTACGCCGTCACTTTTACGACCGTTTGCAATACGCCAACAAACTAAAAGACGCTCTGCATCGCGGGCCATTTAATTCTCCAATTTGTAAAATAGGCTATTTAGTATACCGTCAGTTACCTGTTTCTCGTGTGTAATCACGTGACTGCAGGCTTTGTTCAAGGGCGAGTCCCAAAAATTCGCCCGTGTTAGGGTCTTCAAGATAAGTAAACGGTCTGGGGGTGCGTCCTACGCCCACGTGACTTCCCTTGGCAACGCGAACTAAAGTACCCGTTGGAATTTTGACTTTTGGGTCAAACGCATCTAAACCCGTGGGATGCCACGAATAAATCGCTCCAATGCGTGGTCGTTGTGGACGACGCGAAGGATTTTTAGATTCGTCTTTGCCTCGCGCCATAATTATTATTTTATCATAATTATAAGGTTGTCTAGCCGCTCTTTCTTCTTTTTAACCACTAATTTAACAATCCCATTTACGAAGGGATTTGTTGATTCTACTGTTGGGGTCACGGGCTGTTTTGGAAGACGTGTTTTTCTTTTTCATACCTTCCATACGAGCGCAAAAGGATTTGCGACGGGCGGCGCTTTTAGGAGATTTTTTGGCCTCTTCCTTAGAAACTGGGGGTTTGAGAGTCCCACCAGTTTCGCGCTTGTACGAGGCACGACCTTTGGCGTTGAGTCCGCCTTCTGGATTTTTACCCTCCTTGCGTTGCCACGCTGCCGATTTCTTTGCCATTACTTTTTCTTTTTGGCGACAGCCATGTTGTCCACAAGGTTGGGGTAGGGGCGACCCGCTTTCTTTGCGCGAGCCTTTGCCTCAGCCTTCTCAGATGAACTAAGTTTTTCTGACTTTTTCTTAGGATTTTTCTTATCCCACACTTGCTTTTTTTTATTAGCCATAATTACTCCTAATAGTCTTGTTCTGGATTGTTGCTCGTCCTTAGGTAAGGACTTACACCATCATGGTCGGCAGAGGCTTCTAAAGCATCCTCTTCTTCCATGCGACGCAATTCCTCGGCAATAGGGCGAATTTTATCTTGAAAATCAGGGTGGTCTTCAACGGGAACGTCAATGAACGGCACGCGCCCAGTTCTGGCAAGTTGTTCGTACGCACGACGTTCTAAAAGCATTTCAGGGTCAACCCTACGATTGGGATTACTACGCTCGTCTTTTCCTCGTGTCATACGACGTTTTTCCTCTGAGTAAACAATCTGCCTTCTTTTGCCACTGCGCCTTTGTCAAAATGTGAGTCAATGTATTCTACCGCTTGAATTGCGGATTTAAAAGGAAATGTTGTTTTCCCATTAATTGGGTTTGGAGAATCGTCAAATTCAAGTTCTACCGTAAAACCATCTGCTTTTTGATGAGGATGGCCAAAATACTTGTTTTCCCTTTGTAGTTTTCGGATTTCGCCAGTTGTGAGTGCCCTGATTTGTGGACGAATCATCACGCCCCTATGAACATAATGCGGATGATAACCACGATATCCCTCAACCGCCAACATTTGGCGTTGTGGTTTTCTTCGTGGGTTATTGGACTCGTCCGCGCCTTGCGTCATAATTAATTCTTAATTTTCCTGATTATTGGTAGGTGTAGACTCTGGCATGGCAGGGTCGTAGCCTTTCCAATCCGCGCTTTTTAAACTTTGCATTTCTCCAGCGTTTTGTAGTAACACCGTGCGAATATGATAAAGAAATTGGTCTATGCGGGAAAGGCGTTCTTCTCGTTCTGTTTCCCCAACTTCTCTACGTGGCACTCTCATATTCATTCCATCTCAAAATGTGGATTCCAGGAAACTATTTTACCGTATTTTTCTAATTGTTTATTTAGGGCCTCGGCGTGTGACCTTGCTTGCCACTCATGGTCATAATCTATAGGCAATTTGCTCTCATCAAACCACTCAGGACCCGTTCCTTCTCCAAGAACAGGACGACGCTTTACTTGCCAATCTTCGTCACGTCGTATAACATGATAAAACTGACCTGGGTTGACCTTAAGTAATGCTCTTTGTAAAATTTTAGGGTCAATACCTTCAGGAAGTTTTTCCCTGTAAAAACTGGAACCTCTTGCACGAGGTGCGGGTCCTGTTATAAACTCCCTTGAATCCCTTCTTTTACGAGCCATTTTTAACGACGGCGATTCCAAACAGGGTTAGGGGCGTCAGCCAGTGGGGTCCTGTCCACAATGTTGTATTGAAGGTTAAGCACGTCCGCACGCATTGTTGGATACGTCGGGTCAACCTCACCACCGCGCTCTGGGGTGAGGCTCTTAAATTTGCCATCCGTAATCCCCAAAAGAAGGTCTCGGTTCATAGAACGGGATTCATTGACTGCCATAACTACTCCTCATCGTCTTTAGATGACTTTTTATTGGAAGTGCCTTTTTTCTTTGATTTAACAGAAGTGCCTTTTTTCCCTGATTTAGAAACAGTTTCAAGGTTTTTAGTAAGGGTTTCTTTTGCACCGTCTTTTATAGCACCTTTGCGCTTAGACGCCGCAGCACTAACTTTAACACCTTTACTTTCCGTCTTTTTAGCACTTGCACTTTCTGGCTTAGCACTGTCGGGCTTACTTGCGTTAGTAGGTCCGCTCGGTTCTTGACTACTGCGTCCTTGCTCACGCTTTCTCATATTTTCAAAAAACGTGGGCATGGTTTGCTCCGCAGTTGGCATTCCAGGGGAGCCTTGGCCTCGCTCTTGTCTCTTCTCTACAACAGTGCCACGACGAAGCGATTCTTTGTTTGCTTTTACAAAACCAGCATAGTTTGCTTCTTGTTCGGGCCTAGTTCCTCCGCCCATAATCCCCATGTTCCCCGAGCGTGACCGTAAAGCCGTTCCCTTTAGTCTTGGTCCCTCTGATTCAGGACTTGGTGCAGGCGATTCAGGACTTGGTGCAGGCTGTGTTTTGGAACCAGGGCCTAATGCAGGCGGTGTTTTGGGACCAGGGCCTGATGCGGGAGGGGTAGAACCTTTTTGCGGTGGCTTTTTCTTAGAACCTTTAGATGAACGCCCACGAGGAGCAGGTTGACCCCCTCCTCGGTTCATCGTCTGGTTTCCAAAAGTAATGTTTCCGTCAACGTCGCTTTTAGAAACGGTCTGGCTTTGAGTGTTACGAGACATATCTGGTTTTAGGTCTCCGCCAACGTATCCCATAATTCCTGCACTACCGCTAAAGTCTGACCCTCTGGCAATAGACGCATCAATATAAATATTACCGCCGCCTCTGCCGCCACCGCCACTAGTAGGTTCGCTCGGTTCTTGACCACTACCTTCTTGCTTACGCTTTCTCATATTTTGAACAAAGTTCTCAAAAGGACGCCGACGGCTT